TTGCTCGCGCGATCCGCCACATCACCCGCCAGCTTGTCGATATTATCCCTAAGATTTACGACACGCAGCGCATTGCACGCATCATCGGCGTTGATGGTGAAGTTAGCATGGTCAAAATGGACCCTATGCAGCAAGAACCTGTCAAGGAAATCCGCGACCAAAATGGCGGTTTGATTGAAAAAATCTACAATCCGTCAATCGGTACGTATGACGTTATGGTCACTACTGGCCCCGGCTACATGACTAAGCGTCAAGAAGCCCTCGACGCCATGTCAACGATCTTGCAATCCAACCCGCAGCTTTGGACTGTGGCCGGCGATTTGTTCATCAAAAACATGGATTGGCCCGGAGCGCAGGAAATGGCCAAGCGGTTCAAGAAAATTCTTGACCCGAAAGTCTTGGAGGAAGGCGATCAGTCGCCTGAAATCATGGCTGCCAAACAGCAGATTGAAGCCCTGTCGCAAGAACTTAACCGCGTCTCTGACATCATGGAGAACATCCAAGACAGCGCGGAACAGCAGAAAATCTCCATCGACAGGTACAAGGCTGACGTGCAGGCTTACGAAGCCGAAACTAAGCGTATCTCTGCGGTACAAAACAGCATGACACCTGAGCAAATTCAGGATATTGTCATGGGTACGATTGCAGGCGCGCTGGATACAGGCGACTTGATCGGCGGTTCACCTGAAATGCGCGAAGTACCGCAGATGGACGAACAGATGCAGCAAGCCCCTGAAATGGGTGAGCAGCCTGAGATGCCAATGGAAATGCCAGAACAAGCCCCTGAAGGAATGATGTAATGAGTTGCGCTGATTTTATAGGTACTCTGTTTCTCGCGCGCGATGTGGCTCACTCGACGCACCTGAACACGCGCAGCTTCTCCAAGCACTCTGCTTTGAACACGTTTTACGATGAAGTCATCGAACTGGCGGACAAATTTGCAGAGGCTTATCAGGGAAAATACGGCCTAATTGGCCCTATTTCGCTTATGTCAGCTAAGAAGACTAACAACATTGTCGAGTTTCTTGAAGGTCAGGTAGACGAACTTGAGGAAATGCGGTATAAAGTTGTCGATAAGGATTGTACCCCTTTACAAAACATTATCGACGAGATTTTTGGCCTGTATTACAGCACGCTGTATAAACTTAAATTTCTCGCATAAGGACGCGCTATGGAACTCTTAAACCCTTTAAGCAAAGCTGATTACCCTTCGTACAATGTGGCTTATACCGGCACTGCTGGCAATACGTCCGAATGGCCTGCCGGCGCGCAGGGCGTTGTTGTCTGGTCGGATCAGGCTTGTTATATCGAAGTCGGCGTTAGTGCTGTAGCTACAACTGCCAGCACACCAATCCCACCTTTTACACCAATCCCTTTTGTGTTAGCCGTAAATACGTCAGGCGCTCCTTGGCGCGTAAGCGCGGTTCAGGTGTCCACAGGCGGTACGGTGTACTGCAAACCGATTAATCGGAATTGATACATGGGCTTTGGCGGCGCTCTTCGTAACGGTATTGCTTTGGGCTTAGGAAGCATTATTAGCTTTATATCTGGGTATGCAGACGCAACTGTGCAAAACAATCTGCTGACTGAAATTGGAGACAACCTCGTCCAAGAGGACGGCGGATTGTTGCTACTGGAGTAATTAGATGTCAGTAACCCCCTCACCCATCGGCGGCTTTGCAGCACAGTTTTTTGATAACAACGGCGTTATCCTATCGGGCGGCAAGATTTATACCTATGCAGCCGGCACAACTACACCGCAGGCGGTTTACACCAGCGCGTCTGGCGCTACGCCGCACGCGAACCCTATCATTCTGGATAGCGCAGGACGCGTACCGGGCGGTGAGATTTGGCTGACTGACGGTCTGGTCTATAAGTTTGTCATCGAAACAGCGACAGCTATTTTGATTGGCACTTACGACAACATTACGGGTATTAACTCGAACTTTGTCAACTACACGGTGCAAGAGGAAGTCATCACGGCCACAGCAAACCAGACTGTGTTCAACCTTACAACGATGAACTATACGCCTGCTACTAATTCGCTGACGGTCTACATCGACGGCGTGAACCAGTATGTTGGCGACAGCTATATAGAAACAGACAGCGACACCGTGACATTTACGACCGGCGTACACGTCGGCGGCGAAGTAAAGTTTACCACAGCAATCCAAACAACTACGGGTTCTGTGGACGCGTCCATTGTAACATACGATCCGCCGTTCACTGGCGGCGTCATTACTAACGTCGAAGACAAGCTGGCCCAGTATGTTTCGGTCAAGGACTTTGGTGCAGTTGGCGATGGCGTGACAGATGATACGGCTGCTATTCAGGCTGCTATTGATGCTTTGTCTCCTTTGGGCGGTACACTCTATTTCCCCCAAGGATCATACATTGTCAGCGATGCTAACACGGACAATGCTTGCTTAATTGTTACGGCCCCCATTCAATTTCTTGGCGCAGGCGCATTTTACACATCTATTCAGCCAGCGGCATCTGTAGCTGGAACAGTAAATACCATTCTTGTAAACCCAAGTGCAAGCTACGATCAAACATTGATGAGCTTTAAAAACTTGTCGCTGGGAAATCTTAGCACAGGTACAAGAGCTGGAAATCACGGCATCTATTGTTTGACGCTTAACGTGGGGCAAAACTTACCTAAATTTACCGTTGAGAATTGTGCGATTCAGCAAGGCGGTGGTTATGCCATTTACCATTTAAATGACGCTGTTGATAATGTTAACGGTGGTATGTACGCTGCATACATTAACAACAACACATTAAAAGGCGGCATTAAGCTAGAGAATAGTGGCGACAGTATTGTTGTCAGCAACAACATTATGAGCGGAACAGGCACTGGTGTTTATGCGGCTCTTGTTTCTGGCGCATCGTTGCTATCAATTTTAGACAACAATATAACCACAACTGCTTCTGCTATTATTGTTCTCAGCGGTATAAGGGTTAACATTTTAAGAAACAACATTGAGCATTCTACTGTTGGTTCCAACAGCAACGCTGTTATCGACATTGTGTCTTCGGGTGGCACTTATGTAGCTGGCGTCATTCAACAAAATTTGGTGTCCGCTTTTGGCGCTACCGATGCAACCAAACTAATCCACATCCGCGAGGCTAGAGGCACGCTGATACAAGACAATACGTTTTTGGCTGGCGTTGGCGGTATTACGGGTGTGTACGTAGACACGACTTGTTCAGATATACGGGTCGGCGCTAATTCGTACAACGCAACTGTAGCTACAAAAATTAACGATCTTGGCGCAGGAACTATGGGCGTAGTAAAAACACCCACGTTGCAAAACAGTTGGGTAGTTAACAGCGCAGGGTTGACACCTACATTCTACAAAGATTTGTCGGGTGTTGTGTTTATAAATGGCGCTATCAAAAACGGTACGGCTGTATTTGGTACGACACTATTTACGCTGCCTACCGGTTTTCGCCCTAGTGCGGATATATATTCATCTTCGTTTGCTAACAACGGGGTTAACAACGTACCGGGATACATTGGTATAGATAACGCTGGCGTAGTATATTTTGGACAGGGTGGTAATACAGTTATGACTACACAAGCTAGTTTTGTGGCCTCAAATGCCGCTAACTCTGTGTCGCCTGAATAGGAGTTTTAGATATGGCCGACAAAAAGATTTCGCAACTTACCGCCTCAACCACCCCGCTTGCGGGTACTGAGGTACTGCCGATTGTACAAAGTGGAAGCACTGTAAAAGTTGCTGTGTCCGATCTGACTGCGGGACGCGCAGTTAGTGCTAGTAGTGTTACGGCATCTACAGGCAATTTAACCTTTAGCGGCACTGGACAACGTATTCTTGGCGATATGTCAAACGGAACAATAGCCAATAGACTTGTTTTTCAAACTACTACAGTTAATGGCAACACTAACATCCACATCGTTCCTAATGGTACTTCAACTACCGCAGGGTTCAAGGCGGAAACTGACCCTACTTTTACAAGCGGTTCGGTTCTTACGATGGACATAAACGGGGGTGTTTCGGCTCAAATTAGTTCTGCTATCAGAGGTGCGGGGACTTATCTTCCGCTTTTATTTGCTACCAACGGCACTGAAAAAATGCGTATTTCAACTGCTGGCGACATTACAGCGGCTGTTGGCAACCTCGTAATCGGCACTACTGCCAAAGGCATCACCACAGGCAGCGCAATTCCGCTGGGCTTCGGCGTAAACAACTCTGTCGCTGATATGACGCTTGATACTAGTGGCAATCTGGTAATTGGGTCAACAAACCTTGGCGGCAGATTGTCAGTGTTCACCGGCAGCGGCGTAGGTCAATTTATAAGAGTGCAACAAATTAGCGCCACCGTTATGGAGTTTAGAAACGCACAAGATTTGGGCGGTTCCATAACCATAGTGGCTGGCGGCGCAACGTCTTTCAACACTGTCTCCGATGAACGCCTCAAGCACAATATTGTTGACGCGCCAGACGCAGCCAATCTAATTGATGCTCTTCAAGTTCGTAGCTTTAAGTGGAAAGTGGATGATACCGCACAACGCTACGGCTTTATCGCGCAAGAACTACTTGAAGTTGCGCCAGAAGCTGTCAGCGTACCAGAAGACAACGATAAAATGATGGGTGTTGACCATTCAAAACTGGTTCCAATGCTTGTCAAGGAAGTTCAAAGTCTCCGCGCCCGGGTAGCGCAGCTTGAAGGAAAATAACAATGGCGCTGACTAAAGCCACATACGCAATGATCAACGGCATTTCGGCCAACGTGCTGGATTTTGGCGCTGATCCTACTGGCGCTGCTGACTCTGCTGCTGCCATCCAAGCGGCTATTGACTCCCTACCCAACAGTTACAGCGGAGCGACTGGAATTTTTTTCCCCGCTGGCATATACAAAATTTTAACTTCTCTTACGGTCGATTTGACCAATACATCATCGCTAACGCTCTATTCTGACACCAAGGCAACCATTAACGTACAGACAACCGCTGGCACATATGGCATTGAAGTGGATTATTCGACAGGCGCTACTGCTAACTTCCCTACATTCAATATGACCGGGATTGCGTTGTCGGATATTACAGCAGCAGCAACCAGAAACGGTATCCGCACAAGGCGCGTGCTTGGCAGTAAATTTACGCAATGCGAATTTAACTATTTGGATGTAGCTGTTAATATGACCGATGACAGCAATCTTAATACGTTTGACACTTGTATGTGGCGTTCAAATATAAATGGCTGGCTCAGCGCAGACGGGATTGCCAACGCTAACGTGTTCTTAAATTGCCAATGGCGCTATCACGGCGGTACAGCGGTTGATTTTACCAACACTGGTGGAAACCAAATTATCGGCGGCGACTTTGAACCCGACAATGCCAACCCTGTGCTTATCGCTTCAAATTGCAGCGTGCAAAACACACGCTTTGAACGGAACGTGCAAGGCGAAATAATTCGCGTTCTAAGCGACTGCGATATTGAATTTGATTGCCATTCAGATGGGGGTAGGCAGGCGTTACCCGCTGTTAATCTTGTCGGCAAAAACAACAAAATTTTTATTAAAGGCACTAGCGCAGCACAATTTGTTGAATATCAATCCACAGCGTCTAACAATCAAATTCAGATTGGGCCTGTACTAGCTATGGTTGCCGATACTTCAATTCCTGTAACTGGCCCTGATAACGGAAATGTTATCGCAACCTTTGGATCGTTGCAGTCTAATACTACAGGGGCTATCGTCGAAACGCTTCAAGATGTTCTTGCCCCCGCAGATTTAACTACATGGACTGCAACAAACTGCACAGTTACAAATACTGGTGAAGAATATGAGATTGTCGGTACGGGCGGCACTGCATCCATAAGCTATACGCTTACGGGAACATATTCTGGATTGCGGATGCTTTTAACCACAGAGCCACAGAACGCTGGCGGCCAGCCGTTAATTTCTTTGGGTGCGGGTTCAGCAGGTGCAAGTACTTGGCCTTCGCCCGGGCTGCGTAGGGTGTTAGCGGCGCAATTTGATTATGGAGTTAACCCAATAGTAAACCCCGTAATATCTATTACGTTAGTTGGCACGGGTGTGGGAGCAGCCTGTAAAGTTTGGAATGTGCGAACAGCGGCTGATGGTAAAACACCAGACTAACGATAAGATTGCCAGACTGCATCAAATGATGTAGTCTAGCCTACAACCGTACTGATGCGGCTCATCAGGAACTCTTTAAGGGTTAAACATGGACGATAATGTCTTTACCGAAGCGGATGCCTCCGCGCCAGAACTCGAAGCCACGGCAGCAATCGAGCCTGTAGAAAACACGACGCCGGAAGAGCAGTCTGCTGAACAGGAAGCACCTAAGACCTTCTCTCAAGAAGACTTGGACGCCATCGTAGGCAAACGACTCGCAAGAGAGCAGCGTAAATGGGAACGCGAACAGGCTCAAAGAGCAGAGGAAGTGCAGGCCCGGCAGCAGCCGATCCACGACATAACCCCTGAACAATTTGAGACTTACGAGGATTACGCAGAGGTTTTGGCCGAACGTAAAGCCGAAGAACTGCTGGCACGCCGTGAAAAGGACAGCCAGCAACGTGCAATGCTAGAGTCTTATCACGAACGTGAAGAGGCAGCGCGGGACAAGTACGACGACTTTGAACAAGTCGCCTATAACCCCAACCTTCCGATCACCGACGCGATGGCGATGGCAATACAAGCGTCCGACATTGGCCCCGATGTGATTTATCACTTAGGTATCAACACTAAAGATGCCCAACGTATTTCGCGTTTAGACCCCATTTTGCAAGCTAGGGAAATTGGTATGATTGAGGCGCGGCTTTCAGCCGAACCTACATTCAAAAAAACCTCCAACGCCCCGGCACCGATTGCACCTGTCACAGCCCGCACCGCTGGTGCGCCAACATTTGATACGACAGACCCACGGTCAGTAAAGTCCATGAGTACGTCAGATTGGATTGAGGCAGAAAGGCTACGGCAGATCAAGAAGTACGAGGCACAACGCAACCGATAATTTAGGATTATTTCCATGTCTAACTCGATTTTAACCATCGACATGATCACGCGCAAAGCGCTTGAGATTCTCGAAAACAACTTGGTTCTTACCCGTAACGTAAACCGTCAGTACGATGACAGCTTTGCTGTTGAAGGTGCTAAGATTGGTTCAACCCTGCGTATCCGTCTTCCAGACCGCGCACTTGTAACTGATGGCGCAGCCCTTCAGGTACAGGATGACAACGAGCAGTTCACAACTCTGACCGTTGCCAACCAGAAGCACATCGGCGTTAACTTCACGACTGCTGAATTGACCATGCAGCTTGACGATTTCGCTGACCGCGTTCTCAAGCCACGTATCTCGCAGCTTGCTTCCAGCATCGACGCTGACGTTGCAAATGCGTTCTTGACCATCGGTAACACTGTCGGCACGCCCGGCACTACGCCAGCTACTTCGGCTGTTCTTCTTGCTGCACAGCAGAAGCTGAACGAAAATGCTGCCGTGATGTCGCCACGTTATGCCACTGTCAACCCAGCCGCAAACGCTGGTTTGGTCGAAGGCATGAAGGGTCTTTTCAACCCAACCGACACTGTCAGCAAGCAGTTCAAGAACGGCATGATGGGCACAGGCGTACTTGGTTTTGAAGAAATCAATATGTCGCAGTCCATCAAGCAGTTCACCACTGGTTCGCGTACTGCAACTGGCGGAACGACTTCGGCTGCTGTTACTACTGAAGGTGCAACCACCATCGCCATCACTGGTGCGGGTGCATCCGCCGTAGTTAAGGCTGGTGACGTGTTCACTGTAGATGCTTGCTTTGCTGTTAACCCACAAACCCGTGAAAGCACAGGTTCGTTGTTCCAGTTCGTTGCTCTAGCAGCAACTACGCTGGATGGTTCAGGCGCTGGTAACATCACTGTTGCTCCGATCTACTCGGCAACAAATGCGCTTGCTACTGTCAAGACTTTGCCTGCCACCAGCAAAGCAATTATATTTGTTGGCGCGGCATCTACAGAGTACGCTCAGAACCTTGTATACCATAAGGACGCTATCACCTTCGCAACCGCCGACCTTCTGCTCCCACAGGGCGTAGATATGGCTTCGCGTCAGGTGCATAACGGCATCAGCTTGCGCGTTGTTCGTCAGTACGACATCAACAACGACCGTATGCCTTGCCGTATTGACGTTCTGTATGGCTTCAGCACGATCCGTCCGCAGATGGCTTGCCGTCTTTGGGGTTAATCTAATACCGGCCCTCGGTTCGCCGGGGGCCAAACATTCTAAAGGATTTTTACAATGGCTATTCTACCTAATGGCGCCGGCGGCTATCAAGTCGGTGATGGTAACCTTACCGAAATATCTTTCACTAACTTTACTGTTCCAGCAGCTTACACAGCTACCGCAACGCTTACTGTAAATGATCTCGCCGCAGGCGTGGTTATCTACACTTCATCCAGCACGGGCAACCTGACGCTTCCTACTGCGACTCTTACTGACGCCGCATTTAGCAGCGCCAAAGTAGGTAGCTCGTTTGACCTTGCGCTTGTTGCTACTAGCACTGGCGTACCTACCATTGTGGTTGGTACGGGTTGGTCGCTTGCAAGCACTTCTGGTGCTGGCGTTGCGTCCAAGAGCGTTCTATTCCGCGCCGTCAAGACCGGCGACGCGGCGTATTCGCTGTACCGCATCGCAGGTTAATTGGTTTGCCCCGGCTACGGTCGGGGCAACCTTTTCAGGAGAAAACCAATGTCTAATACAAAATCTATTGGCGTTGCCTTCCTCGACCAAGATATTATTGGCGCACAATATATTTTGGCTGACGAGCAAATCGGCTACACCGCCGCTGCTCAAGGTACGGTTACGCAGGCTACCAGCAAGTCAACTGCTGTCACGCTGAACAAACCATCTGGCCGCATCACAATGGACGCCGCGTCTTTAACCACTGCAACTAACGCTACGTTCACGTTGAACAACAGCTTCATTTCTGCAAATGACACTGTTGTTCTTACTATCTCTGGTGGTCAAGCGACCGCTGGATCATACAACGTGTTTGCTAACTCGCTGGCTGCTGGCTCTGTCAGCATCAGCCTACGCAACATTTCTGGCGGTACGCTGTCAGAAGCAGTAGTGATTAACTTTGCAATCATCCACTGCGCTTAACTAATTTGGGCGGCTTTCGGGCCGTCCATTTTTAAAGGTTTTATATGGCTGTCATCTATCTTATTCACGAAGTCCACGGCGCAAAAGTCGCTATTTCAGAAGAAGAAGCGATTTGTGATGAAGATTTCGGCTGGGAACGCCATAATCCTAACGCGCCTGTAGAGGCGCTAGTAAACGAAATGCCGGTAGCCAAAAGCCGCCGCACAACGCAGAAGGTTTAACCAATGGAAACTGCCGGCGACATAATTAACGGTTCGCTTAGACTGCTAGGTGTTCTGGCAGAAGGCGAAGTTCCATCAGCTGAAACGTCGCAGGACGCACTGCGCGCCATGAACCAGATGATTGATAGCTGGAACACAGAGCGCCTGTCCGTCTTCTCAACGCAAGACCAAGTGTTCACATGGCCGTCAGGTTTGCTTTCACGCACAATGGGGCCAAGCGGCGACTTTGTTGGCAACCGTCCAGTGCTGCTGGATGACAGCACCTATTTCCGCGACCCCGGCACTGGCGTCAGCTACGGCATCAAATTCATCAACCAGCAGCAGTATAACGGCATCGCGGTCAAGACCGTCACATCGACATACCCGCAAGTCATCTTTGTCAACATGACGTTTCCTGACATTGAGATGTACATCTATCCGCGGCCTACGCGCGATCTGGAATGGCATTTTATTTCGGTTGAGGAACTCAGCCAGCCTGCAACGCTGGCGACTACACTGCATTTCCCGCCCGGCTATCTGCGTGCGTTCCGCTATAACTTGGCGTGCGAAATGGCGCCTGAGTTTGGTGAAGAGCCATCGGCACAGGTTCGCCGCATTGCTATGTCCTCGAAGCGTAACATCAAGCGCATCAACAACCCTGATGACATCATGTCGATACCGTACAGCCTCATTGCTTCACGTCAGCGGTTTAACATCTACGCTGGGAACTATTAATGAAGACGCCGATCCTTGGGTCGGCGTATGTCGCTAGAAGCGTCAACGCCGCCGACAACCGCATGGTTAACTTGTTTCCTGAGATTGTCCCTGAAGGCGGCAAGGAACCAGCGTTCCTTCAGCGCGCGCCGGGGCTGACTGCTCTTGCTACCATTGGCATTGGCCCTATCCGCGGGCTGTGGACGTATGGCATCTACGGCTATGTCGTGTCAGGCCCAACGCTGTTTCAGCTTGACAGTAGCTGGAACGCAACCGCTAAAGGCACTGTTGGCGGCACTGGCCCTGTCAGCATGGCTGACAACGGCACGCAGCTATTCATTGCGGCTAACCCGCAAGGTTACATCTACAACGCCAGCACTGACGTGTTCCAGCAGATCACCGACCCTGACTTCCCCGGCGCCGGCACTGTCGGTTACATCGACGGCTATTTTACGTTCAACGAACCTGACAGCCAGAAAATCTGGGTTACGTCGCTGCTCGACGGAACCAGTGTTGACCCGCTGGAGTTTGCCAGCGCCGAAGGCAATCCAGACAATGTCGTTGCGGTCTTTGTAGACCACCGCGAAGTCTGGGTGTTTGGCACAAACTCAACCGAAGTCTGGTATGACGCAGGACTTCTTGACTTTCCGCTGACCCGTATCCAAGGCGCGTTCAACGAACTAGGCTGCGCTGCCCCGTACAGCATCGCCAAGATGGACAACCAAGTCTACTGGCTAGGCAAGGACGCACGCGGCCAAGGCATCGTCTACAAGGCCGCTGGCTACATCGGTCAGCGCGTGTCTACGCACGCTATCGAATGGCAGATGCAAGAGTATGCTGACCTGACAGACGCTGTTGGATACACGTACCAGCAGGACGGCCACAGCTTCTACGTCCTGAACTTCCCTAGCGCAGACACCACATGGGTGTACGATGTCGCTACCGGCGCATGGCATGAGCGCGCTTCGCTTAATAACGGCGAGTTTAACCGTCACCGCGCTAACAACCAGATGTTCTTTAACGACACCACAGTTGTTGGCGAC